AAAGTTTCCTTTTTTCCAAGTATTAGCCATTACTTTACAATCTTTTTAATTTTATTGTTTTTAGTTGTAGCATATATATATTTTGCAGTCTCTTTTATAAACGTACCGTAATATGTTTTGCCTCCCCACTTCCAACTTACTCTTCTTTTTTTAGCCATGTTTTTTACCACTTTACCTTGTTTGCCCAATACGCTGCAGAACATTTACCTTTTGCTATGTTCTTTGCATGTCTTGCTTTAAAACTTTTACGTCTTGCCTTAGATTTAGCATCTGTTTTTTTACCAGCAGTACTAACTCCTTGTTGTCCAAATCTAATTACCTTACCATTAGGACATCCAGCACCTTTAGCTACAACTACATGCGATTTAGTCTTATGGTTAGGAGTTCTTTTAGGTTTGTTATAACCACTCACCCCTACTCTTTTTAATCTTGAATCTACTTTTTTAGCCAAAGTTAATAACTAGTTGGTTTAATTGTTCTCATTCCAGACACTCTACCTCTATTAGTAAACGCCTTTCCTTCTTTAATTCCTTTTTCAAATTTACGTTCAAAGTATGGTGCCATNTGTATCATATCAGGTTTTGTTTCATAACCTAACTGAATAGCTTTGTCTACTAAATATTGATGAAACTGTGTAGGCAATTCACTTTGCTCTGTCATAGCACTAGCACCTATATCAAGTGTATTAAAATGATCTGCTTTCTTATGATAAAATAATGTAATAGTAAGTGCTTTATCTACTGAAACAAATCTATTTTTTACACTTCTTAAAGGGTCGTATAAAGCAATACCGATTGAGTCACGTTCAAACCAATACACATGTTGTTTTGTAGTTCTTGTAAATACTCTATTGTAATTTGGCATTATGTTAAATCCCTATATTCTGGTCTACCCATTAATCTTTTAATATCTTTTACATTACCTTCTTCATCTTGTAAATCTACTGATTTAACTTCTAATATAGACTCTTTCAACCCATAATATCTTTGATTAGCAACAGTATTAAACTGCGTAGCTTCATCTAATATTAAAGTTCTAGAGCAAAACTCGTCAGATGCTTCGTTTAATAAATGTACAATTTCATTTGTACCAAGATCTGGGTGATGCCTTTTAACCATATCAACCATTTGTTGTAGCTTCATCTTGCACTCCTTGAATTTGTGGTGGCATATATTGTGTTATAAATGTTAGTAAATCATTTATTACTAACTGATATTGTTGAACATACCAATTATAATCTTGCACTACTTCTTGTACTGCTAATTGATATGTTTGCATTTCTTCGTTAACTTGCTGTCCATAAGATTCTACTTGTGATTGATAATTTTGCACTTCCAATGCTTCTTTTTGAGAGCTAATTTCAGCTTGTTGAATTTTTTGTTGAAGATCTGTTTGATAAATTTGCAACTCTTTATTAAACTCATTAACTTCATCTTGTATGTCATTTGAATGTTTTTGCAAAGCTTGATTATGTTTTGTTAATGCTATGTTTGCTAACTCTACATCTTCATTTGTTAAATAATCATCTACCCCTAAAGCTCCTGGCCCTGTATAATCAAATGCTAATGTTGTTTTTCCGTATGATGGAGCATTACCTAAACTACCAACAGTAGTTGTTCCTACACTGATAGCACTAGGAGGACTCACATCAGTTGGAGCTAAGTTTCTTAATGTTGCATTTCTATTTACCATAAATAATCTTAATAATTCTTTTGATGCGTATAATACTACACCTCTATTTAACTCAGAAGGAAAATTAGATATAGTACTTTCTCCATGTGCTACACTCAAATCTGGTGTTATATGTTTAACGTTAGCTGTTTGATTAGCTGTAGGTTCTGGTATAACACTTAAAACATCATTAGCTACATAATATTTAGGGTCTAATTTACTTGTATAATATATACTGTTTACATCTTCGTATTGTCCTGCTTTAAATTCAGGTACTTCTAAACACTGTCTAGATTGACCACTAGTATCAGCATCTTTTCTAGTAACGCTAACTATATCTAAAACATTAGACATTACTAACTGTGGAGATACATTAGTTAATATAGTAGATTGAGTTAACCTATTTCTCCATTGAGGAAAAGTCATTAATGCTTTTGTAATAAACTTTACACCTTCAACTAAATATAAATTAGCTTCAGTTTTTAAGTCAGGAGTATCTATGTCTCCTACTATAGCTTCTATCTCTGTTTTAAAACTCATCTATTTCATCCCTATATTTTTAAGTACATTTTCCATTAATTCACCTCGTAAATTATGTGTACCTGCAGCTGCTTTTTTAGCTCTTCTTATTTGTCTTGCCTCTAATAATTTTTCAACTCTTTTACTTTGTGCAAATTTTTTAATAGCCTTAGCTCCTTTATAAACTATCTTCGGTCCTCTTATACCTGGTAAAGCAAATGTAGCTACTTGTGCTACACCTTTAACTAGCTTAAAAGTTACTTCCGCACCTTTTTTAAAATTTCTTCTAGCTCTATTACCTTTTATCATAGTTCTCCTTAAAGCGGGGGAGTATATTGCAACTCCCCCAAGTTACTTAACTAAACTGTAACACAGTGTGTGTTTCAGGAAGTTGAATTTCTAGACCTGCTTCTGTAAGAATCATGTCTTTTCTTCCGTCTACATCACGTGATTGAACATTAGTAATAATTTGTGTATCTCTTGATACACCATTACCAACTAATGGTCTATATGCTACGTTATTTAGATCAATCATTATAGCGGTGTTCTCGTGAGCACCTCTAAATAATGGTTCCATTACTAGGTTTAAGTTACCATATAATGTAGATATTCTAGTTACTAAGTGCCCGAAAGAACCTTGTACATTTTGAATATCCATTCCACTACCAACCTGACTGTTTAACGCCATAGTATTACCTAAGAAAGAAGTTCCACCTAACTTGTTAAAGTAAGACATAACTTTTCTTGAACATAGTACTAGCTTCTCTCCACTGTTTCCAGATTCTGGTGAGAACACGTCTTCCATTGCGTCAATGAAGTGATCGTAATTAGCTGAAGAGTATTGGAAAGTTTTCACTTTACCATATGCTTCAGTGTAAGGTACGATACCCCAGGTTCTACGTACTGGACCTGTTGAAGTGCTTTCGTCAGCAATTCCAACACCGAATAACATAGCGTGCTCAAGATCCATCTTATGTTCCATAAGTTTTTCTTGATATATTCTCATGTATTCGTTATTAACTCCACGATATCTAGTAGCTAAAGCTGTACCAGAGAATAGAGGTACTGAAGTTTTAAAGATTTGACAGTATCCTTCTCTGTTGTAGAACTCATCGCTCCATGATTCTGGGTCAGTTGATCCTTCAGCAAATGCTGATCCAACTACGTGTCCTTCCATGTCTGCGTCAAAGCGTAGCTTTGAAGCTGATACTGGTGTTTGGAACCCTTTAGTTGCTGCGTCTGCACCGTCAGCTGATCTTGTTGCAACTAACTTAAGTTTTAAGAAAGTCATTACAAGTCTTGCTGCTGCTGCATCTGACGCTAAATCAGGTGCTGCTGTAATTTTGTAGTATGCTATTGCATCTACGTCTGAACCATCTGCACCGTCAGCGTCATATTGACATTGAACAGCAATAATTTGGTTCTCTAACAAAAAGTTAGGTTGTTGATCTGCCACTTCTCTACCGAATTTATCATAGCCACAATCAACATCAAAGTTCTTACCAGATACAATATTGAATCCAGTACCGCCTCCGCCGTAAGCATCAGATACTACTGCTGCTTGTAATGCGAAGTTACGTCTTTGATATTGGTGTCTTTGTTCTAAGAATTTAAATACAGGGTCATCTGTAGGAATCTTAGCGACATTTGATAAATAAGTGAAGAAAGGCGATTGTGCGGGAGCTAATTCAGCTACTCTTTCACCAAAGTTGAAAATTCGTCTATCAACATTGATGGAAGTACCTTGAACAGTCTCTCCTGGTGTCATACTATAAATATTTGACATAGTTCATCTCCTTCGTTAATTGAATGGATTTTTTTTCCTATGATTCGTAATCATAGAATCCATCATTTGATCTTCCACGTTTTTTGATGACTGCACATTAGCACCTGGTTGTACACCTATAGGCGTAGGTATACTAAGTTTCTGTTGTCTTTGTGTCATTAATGCCTGTTTTTGTCGAGCCTCTGGTGTCACTTGCTTTATTTGAGTGACTTCATTATTTTGCATGCTCATTTTATGTAACTTCACTAAGTTCTCCAAAGATAAAGAATCTGGACGACTCATCTTATCAATGAAATCAGTAGCTTGCTGAGGCGTATATTCATATCTAGATTGTAAATCTGAAATTACTTTCTGATTACGTTGAAACTGCTGTTGTTCAGCTACCTGTTTCTCTAGTTGACTACTACGCTTAGCATCTAAATCAGTCATATAATTAGCTAAGTTGTCTATGTACTGCTCCTGTTTACCCAGGAATTTACCCGAGTCACTATCAGGATCAGCTAGTGCTTCAGAATGATCATATCCAGCAGGCTTGCGAGGTTTAACAGGTTTTTCTATAGTAACTGTTTCCTTAGCAACTGGTTCTTCTGTAATAGATTGTTTTGACTTCATAAGTTCTGTAACTTGTGATTTCAGTAAATCTACTTCAGCTGAACGTTTATCAGCTTGACTCTGCCAATACTGATAGCTATCTGTATCATTCTTTGGATCTAATGTTTCTAAAACTTCATTCTGCTCACCCTGCTCATTTATCATTGGTTCTGGTTCAGCTTTTGCAACAAACTGATCAGTATTGTCTTCACCAAAGACTTGTGCAAANATGTCATCCTGTGAGGTAGTTTCAGTTGCAGTCTGACTTTCTACCTGTTGCTCTTCTACATTGTCCATTTTTTTCTCTTCTTGCATTATATTTATCTCCTTTCTAACTCTCCATGTCCTGTTCTGTATCTAGCATAGGAGTTATGTCAAACATATTCTCCTCTTCTAGCTCTTCCATTGCAGGTGTGACGGAGTTCATTAGATTTGATTTTGCATCGTTAAGTCTAGCTTTATACAAGCTAGCCGCCATATCAGCTCTGTTAGATACTTTATCTAACTCTCCACTGAATTTTTCTACTTCTAAACGCTTCTTAGCGTGAATCTCTTCACGTGAAGCAGTTTGTAGGTCTCCCTTGACCTTCTTTAATTCTTCTGATAGCATTTCTATAGTCTGTTGCATTTGTTGCATTTGACCAGAGCGTTCCATAACTCCNTCNATATCTACCAATTCTGTTTTCTTTAATACTTCTGTTTGNTCTATTAAACCCATTTGGAACATTTGCATGTAAGTATTTAATAANGCCATTCTATTTGTTGGTAATGTAGATCCAGATACTACCACTAGGTCATATCTTCCTACACCAACATCATGAAATTTTTGTACAACCCCATCTTCCATTTCCTTATAAAAGTTTATTGACTCTTCTTTTTCTAGTCCGTTAGGTTGTAATAGTCTAATTACCTTCTCTTCTGTGTATAGTTGTTGTATTAATGGTATTGCAACCTTACCAACTTGATTTAAAAAGTTTTCTATGTCATCTCTTCTAGATTTAATTCTACGCTGGCCAAACTCATCTACAACTAATGTACCACGATAAGTAGACGGTGCACTTGCTCCACTACCNTGCATAAGCTCAAAAATACCAAAGCCNTATTCTAAATCATATTTAGCATCAGCTTCATTCTTATACAACTCATTTGGTAACGGCACTGGGCCAGCAACAATGGGTGCACCCAATTCAGCATCAAATTCAATTACACTAGTACCAGCTTTACTCCACTCCTCTTCAATCTGTCTTAAATCTGCAGACCCCCTAGGAATTAAAAGTTTTACATTAGTACTTGTACTTGCATGTGCTATAATTAATGAACGTATTTTGTTTATATATTCCTGTAAAGGTCTATATAGTCTTACATCAGATTCTGGATAAGGATTACGATGATGTACGTTCATTAATGTAACTATAGGATAATCTTCTGAAGGTAACATTCTTTTGTATAATAAGTGATCTCCAACAGTAACAATCATCTCTATACAAGGTTTTTGTATTTCATTGCAAGTTATTTCACCCATACCTTTTAATTCTTCTAAAGTTATTGGTATTAAAGTAGTCGTACTACCTGGTATAGCATCTTCATCTTCTGGTCCATTAACTCTTACAGGAGGTGCTGGAACTGGATTACCCATTTCATCCATTTGAGGGTCGGGTATCTCATAGTGAAAAGTTCCACCAGTCTCTATTATAATATCTACTAAACTTGAAACAGCTTCAGGTTCAAAGATAATTATCTCT